GATAAAACTCCTAAAACTTGGTCAGAAAGATTAATGTAATGGCATCTATATCATTTCTTCATTTGGCTTCGGCTGGTAAATCAATATCAACAGAAAAAGTTGTCAGTAATATTAGACAGTATCATCCTAATGCTTATTATTTTTTGGGATCCGATGCAGCTGATGATTTATCTAATATTGCTAAAGAATATAAATTAGATTATCATTACTTTGATGATAAGTTGGGATACCCAACACAACCTTTTGGTTACAGAAAAGAAAAGGTATTATTGTGGTTGGAACGATTTCATTATGCCTGTGAGAATTGCAATACATCACATATCATGATGGTAGAAGATGATGTTTGGATTAAAAAACCAATCACAGTAAAAGATGAATGGGAGATGGCTTGTCATAAGATTAGTCATGGTAATCGTTTTCCACCAGAAGTTTTAAAAATGATGGAAGATTTTTCTGGTGTAAAACCTAAAACTGATTTCTATGGCGGTGGCGGTGGTTCAATTTATAATGTGAAAACATTTTTAAAGAACTACACAAGAATGACCGCATTGATTAATGATAAGTGGGATTACATACAAGACAATCATTATCCTACAATTGGTTGGATGGACTGTTTAATGGTCGCATATTATTTCTTTTGTGGTAAAGATTACACGGAAAATCCGTATATGACAGATACACATCATCACCAAAAAGGCTTTGATTTTGATAAGTTTGTAGAAGAACAACCTGAACATATTGAAATCATTAACAATTATAAAAAATATTATTGGCCTAATGAAAGTGAAGTTATAACATTTAATACAGAATTAATATGAACGACATAACAATAGTTACCGCTTTCTTTGATATTGGTCGTGGTGAATGGACACCAGACAAAGGACTGCCACATTATCTACACAGAACAACCAAGACATATCTTGACCGATTTAGTCACATGGCTAAATTGGAAAATCCAATGGTTGTTTACACATCAAAAGACATGGTCAAAGATGTGCAATTTCTTAGACAAGATAGACCCACCGAAATTCTCACGCTTGATTTTCCTAATAGTTTTCAAAAACTAAGAGATGAAATTACTAAAGTTCAAAAAGATTCTGATTATCAAGCCAAAATAAATCCCATGCAAGTAAAGAATCCAGAATACTGGAATGCTGACTACGTTCTTGTCAATTTACTTAAATCATCTTTTGTAACGAAAGCTATGCAAACAAATTTAATAAAAACAGATTTGGTTGCTTGGTTAGATTTTGGTTATTGCCGTGAGGAATCCACCCTCAACAATGTAAAGAAATGGCAGTATCCTTTTGCCAAGGACAAGATTCATTTCTTTAATTTAAAAGATTGGAAAGAAGGCACCTATATTGAGAATGTCATTTTCAATAATGATGTTCACATTACAGGTCCTTGTATTGTTGCAGGTAAAGATATGTGGCAGACACTAGAGCATTTGGTTCATCATAATATTGGTGAATTACTCAAAAATAATTTAATAGATGATGACCAGACTTTGTTGTTGATGTCATACTTACAAAAACCTGAAATCTTTGAGTTGCACAGAGTTTCTGGTGATGATTGGTTTGTAGCTTTTAAGGAATATAATGAAGATTAAAATTGATTGCACAGCCAATCTTGGTGATTTCTGTAATGCATTACCTGTAATATCTGGTATCTCAAAATATAAAAATGAAAAGATTCATCTCATTATCAGACCAGAGATGCGTAAGTTTAATGGCATTAAAGAGTTTCTAAAATATCAACCAATGATTGAAGATGTAGATTTCTCAGATGATTTAATCGTCTTTGGTGATATTATGACCATTAGTTCATGGACACGCATGGACCAAGAAGATGCAAATCGTCCTATTGAAACTTGTCGTTATGAGAATTGGGTAAATGACAATTACAGAATGTTGTTTGAAGTTGATGATGATTTTGAGATTAAAGTTTTCCCAATGCTTATTGATGATTTGCGTAATAAAACTATTATTGGTGATAGGTGGTCCACAAAACAAGACCCCAATGTTGATGCAAGACGATATACCAATGTAATTGAGAATGGTGCCAATCTTGATGATGACAAAGTTGTATATATGGACTATTCAAAGCCATTAATGTATAATTGCAATCTTATCAAACAGAATCCACATCCTTTCATTACTACATTCACAGGCATTGGCATTATTGCTGACCTGATGAACAAAGAAACTATCGTTGGTTGGGATGAAGATATGAGAACTTGGGACGGCCATCCTGTTGAGTTTGATTTCAAACGGCATTACTATGGCAATCGTAAATCTAAATTAGTTTATGTGAAAGATATTACAGTATGATTATCAATATTGAACCAGGTACTTTTGGTACAGTTCGTAATGGTGATATGATTGCTGTTGCGAATGTTTTAGAACACATTAGAAAAACAAATAACAATCCTACAATACAGTTTCATTTGAAACCAGGAAATGTTAGCTCCGACACACATTGTCAGACATTTTATGAGATAATGTTGAAGATGACTAACTATTTCTCCAAAGAAGAAGGTACAGAATCCTTACCTTGGAGAAAAGTAAATGTTTGGGATTTTAGAGATATTTGTAGTGACTTGGTAAAAATACCAAATAATGCACCAATGGAAAAAAAGATTGCTGTGTTTCCATTGTTCGATGCACCATACAATCAATGGAGAAACTGGCCAAAGAGTGTGTATGAACAAATTATTGCCAAGTATTCTACCGAAGAATATAAGGATTATGAAAAGATAATCTGTAAAAAAGGTGAACCTACCGAAGGTTGCCCATTTGAAGGTTGGCGGTATTCTACCAATTTTGTTCAGAATTATTACCACATTACCACGGCCGAGGTATTTGTGGGTGGTGATACAGGTTCTAGCCACTTTGCTTGGGCGCTTGACAGAGGACCTAAAGACCTGATATACTATGGATCCAGTCGAGGATTGGTTCATACTTTACCATTCTATCTACTTCAAGGAAAAGGTCGGATGACCAATTATTGGTTGGATTTTGAAGGTACAAAATGGAATAATTAAGTCACTATGTATCGAAGCCAATCTTTCTAAGATTTGAGCTCAAGAACCAAGAAGTTGTATAAATAAGCGACCGGCAATCAAAGTGTATTGCAAATCAGAAGGAAATTCAATGTTATCATTTAAGTCATTCTTAACGGAAGAATCTGAACAAGGTTCCGAACTTAAACACATTCACCATGCGGAAGACAGACCATTAATGCATGGTCACACAGGTTTTGAACACGCTCACGCAGCTTTGATGAAAGCTCATACACATATGACTGGTGGCCATAAGAGCACCAATCTAACAATGAAATATGATGGCTCACCATCGATTGTTTTTGGGCATCACCCTAAGAATAATAAATTCTTTGTTGCAACTAAATCTGCATTTAATAAAAATCCAAAAATCAATCACACAGAAGCAGACATTGATAAGAATCACGGTCATTCACCTGGTCTTGCAAAAACACTCAAACACGCTCTCAAACATCTACCAAAAGTGACACCAAAAGAAGGTGTATTTCAAGGCGACTTGATGCACCATGCAGATACCAAAACACTACACGAGGGTTATCTAGCAGAAGCTAAAGGTGATGTTTCTTTCACACCAAATACCATCACATATACCGCTAAAGGTAAAGAAGCTGACAAGATTAAAAAGTCTAAAGTTGGTGTTGTGGTCCATACTCAATATAGTAATGACTTAAAACACAACACACCTCATGTTGATATGAGCAAGTTCAAAGAACATCCGGATGTTCATATACATGGTGCCGAACATGATACAAGTAAAGTAAAACATTCTGCTGAGAATGAAAAACACTTTCAAAAACATATGGCTGCCGCCAAAGAAATCCACGACACTCATGGACACAAGATGTACGATTCAGTTCATCCAAAGCATAGTGGAGAAGCTGGCCATCTATCAACCTACATAAACAAGACAGTAAGACATGATGAGGTTCCAAGTGTTAAAGGATTCAAAGAACACTTACATGATGTCCATGCAAAGCAGGCTGCCAAAGTTACTACCGAGAAATCTAAGTCTGAAAAGACCAAAGAAGGTGAATCACAGATTGCTCATGTTGAAAAACACAAAGCACATTATGGAAACTTATTGTCAATGCATCACCATTTGCACCAAGCTAAAAATGCTTTGGTTAAATCTTTAGAAACACACGAAGGACATTACCAACACCACATTGAAGGTAAAAAGTCTAAACCTGAAGGTTTCGTAGTTCATCACGACAATCAACCAACCAAATTAGTTAACCGTGCTGAATTTGCTAAACAAAATTTATTAAAAGTTAGAAAATAAAAAAATGTCACTACAATTACACATCTATCGTGAAAGAGCAGGTTTACTTGAAGAAGATAAAAAAACCTTAGCTCAAAAAATTAAAGATTTTATTGAATATTTGAAAAATCATGATGAAGATGAAGATGTTAAAAAATTACATGATGAGAATGAAGAAGATTTTAATCCTGATGAAGATGAAGAAGAAAAAAAACTGCGTGAGGAGTTTTTACAAAGTCTAACAGAAGAAGAAAAACAAGCTAAGTTAGGTTCTAACGCTAAAGGTGTTTTACATGAATTATTGGTTGGCAAACACCTCAATGGTGGAAAACACATGGAGAAACATCCAGACAAAGAGGGTTTGTCTCCAAAAGAAGCTCACGATAAAATTAAAAAAGTCTTACATCCACATGAATACAAAAGATTAGAAACAAAAGCCAAAAGTGCAGCTGAGAATATAAAAAAACATATTGAAAAATCTGGCCACAAAATTTCTCATGTTCACTGGACATCTCAACCAGGCGACACAAAAAGGTCGACAGGTATAGAAGCTTCACAAAAAGAAGATGCGTCTGATATTGTTGTTCATAGTCATAAAGCTGGTAAGAAAAAATTTCATGGAGTAAGTTTAAAAGTTACAGATGGAAAAAATAAACATATTACAGCTTCAAATCCAGGCATGGAAGCAACACACGGAGGCCATCATATTATTGATAAGCATAGAGAAGAACTTTTAAAAGCACATCCAAAATTAGTTGGTGTAAAAGGTCCAGAAAAAAGAAAAGAAATGATGAGAAATGATCCTAAAATGAAAGAAGATGTTGTAAAAAGAAATCACAAAGCTGTGGTTGATTTGGCTGCTCATGTGCATAAACAGTTAAAAAGTAAATCAAAAGAAGATTTAGTTCATCACATTAGGACTCATGTTTTACAATCAAATAAAACTCCTATGCAACATCACGGTCACGAACATATCAGGCACACAACATACGTTTCTGGTAAAAAAGAAGGTTCTGTAGATTTACACCATGCAATTAATCCAAGTGAACATTGGAATCACATTCTACACGACCATAAAAATATTACAACACAACACGCCGGTGGTAATGTTCACTTTTTACACAAAGGTAAAAAGTTTGCAACTCACAGAATGAGAGTATCATCAAGTAGTGACCCACTTACAAGTTTTAAAGGTGATGGAAAGGCTCATTCAGATTAAAATGAAATCATTTTTAGAACTAGTAGAAGAAACCAAACAAGGTGAGAAACACCATGTGATGACCTTTGGTCGCATGAATCCTCCTACAACTGGACATTTGAAACTTATTCATAAAGTAAAAGAGGTTGCAGACAAACATAATGCTTCGCATTCGGTTATTGTTTCACACTCACAAGATTCTAAAAAGAACCCATTATCCGGTGAAACTAAAGTTAAACATCTCAAAAGATACTCTCCAGGTACTCATTTTGAAAACTCTACAAAAGAGAAACCAAGTATTTTTCATCATGCAGCCGAATTACATAAAAAAGGTGTAACTCACCTTCATGTTGTTGTTGGTTCTGACCGTGTTAAAGAATTCAAAGATTCGTTAAACAAATACAATGGTGTAAAAGGTAAACACGGCCACTACGATTTCAAAAAGATTACTGTTCATTCTGCTGGCCATCGTGATCCAGACGCTGAAGGTTCTGAGGGTATGTCTGGCACCAAAATGCGCCAACACGCTGCTTCAGGTAATTACAAAGAATTTAAAAAAGGTGTACCAGAACACGTTGCTGACAATCATGCCAAAGAACTCTATCATGATACACGCAAAGGTATGGGAATCCACGAAAATGTCAATCGTGGCCTATTCAAAGCAATATTCGTAACTGGTGGACCTGGTTCAGGTAAAGATATTGTCATCCGTGAATCGATACCTGAGTCCCGTGCAGTAGAATTGAATTCTAATCAAGCCTTTGATTATCTTGCAGATAAACAGAAATTATCTGAAAAAACCAATGACTTCCGTAGAGAAGCCATTCGTAACCGTGGTCCACTAATCATTAATGGACCAGCAGATAGTATCGATAAAATCAATCATATCAAAGAAGAACTGGAAGATTTGGGTTACTCAACCATGATGGTATTTGTTAATACCACCAATGAGGTAAGTCAAGAAAGAAATACCAAATTGGCTCGTATGATGGTGGAATCTATTCGGTATGATAAGTGGTCACAAGCTCAGAAAAATAAAGAGCTTTTTGCAGAATCCTTTGACCAGTTCATTCAGGTAGACAATACTGGTTCTTTGGAATCAATCGAAGAAGATATAACTCAAACTTACCTAAATATTCATAACTTCATTGAGGGTAAAGTCTGTGGAGATATATCGTTATCATGGTTAGAAAAACATGGTAAGTTAAATATAAGTGATAATTTAATTAAGGAAGAAAAAAATGTTAAAATCAATTCTAAACTATTTGAAAATAAAGCCCGCCTCATCCAAACTGGTGTGCCCAAAGCAGCCGGACTCGACAGCTACCCAGCCGACAACAGGCCAAACGACTCCAACGGAGATGACCTCAAATGGAACTCCAACAGCAAGCGTAAAACCTTCATCTTCCGCACCTACAGCGAAGAAAACAAACCCACGCTCACAGTCAACCCGCAACCGAAAGAAACCAACTTCTCCAAAGACAAAGAGCAAGTAAAGAAGAAACGAATAGTAGATGCCCCAACCGTAAGTCAAAGATTACGGAACACCGCAGGTGTGGGGCCAGAATTTGATACACGCCAGCAGGGAACAGTATATCCCATGTCCGGTCTAGGCGATGTAACATACAGAGAACAAAAAGAATTTAGTAGTTTTAGAAAAACAATTAAAGAATATAAGGGTTTTCAAAATGACATTTCTATACCTGATATGGGTGTAGGTGGAACTTTGAATGGTGCGACAAATTTTGAGCCCATGCAATCTTATAAAGACGCAGAACGAAATATTGGTACACAAATAAAAATTAAAAAGAAGAACAAACAGGAGAAATAAAATGTTCGTTAATAAGTTAAAAATGAATTCAGTTGCCGAAGCTGTAAAAGAAATTACAGAAAAAGAAGATTCATGTAAAGATGAAGTAAAAAAACATGAAAAGAAAATGCATGGTAAAGATGGTGAAGTATCCAAGCATGTAGACCAAATGCACAAAGAAGAAAGTGAATTGGCTGAAGCTGAAAAAGTCATGACTTCTACTGGCATGAAAGTATATGGTTCTTCTTATGGCAATTCTGCTAAAGCACGCCGTGACCAAACCAAAAGTGATATTGATACACTCAAAGGTCCTAAGACAAAAGACTTGATGCAAAAGGACAAAGAGGATTATATGAAAACTAAAGGCAGATATGATGAAGCTGCCAAGCCAGACTTCTTAGATATGGACAAAGACGGTGACAAGAAAGAGCCGATGAAGAAGGCAGTTGCTGATAAGAAAATGAAAGAAGATACTGAGTTTAAAGATAAACTAATTGAGGCTCTCAAAGGTAAACAACATAAGATTGACAAGAATAAAAATAACAAGATTGATGCTCAAGATTTTGCAATTCTCCGTGGCCAACAAAAAGAAGAAGTTGAATCTTTAGAAGAAAAAAATGTGCCTACAAGTCCAGAAAAATGGGCTCGGGCTAAAGCAGCTGCCAAGTCTAAATTTGCTGTATATCCATCTGCTTATGCCAATGGTTGGGCTTCAAAAAAATACAAAGCAATGGGTGGTGGTTGGAAGTCGGTAAGTGAAGAAGTCGAACAAGAAGAATTAATTGACGAGAAAGCAGGTTATTCCGCCAAAGCTGCTCGTGCTGGTAAAGACATTGGCAAACCAGGAAAAGCTTTTGGTATGATTGCAAAGAAAGCTGGTGAACGCTATGGTTCAGCTGAAGCAGGTAAACGTGTTGCTGGTGCTATTCTTGCTAAGCTCCGTAAAGAAGATGAAGATTGGTCTGATGAAGATATTGATGCTTTATTAGAAGTGTATGAATTAGAAGAAAAAGAAATGACTGATGCTGAAATGGCCAAGCGTGAGAAGATTGTTAAGTCTATGAAAAAAGGCTTTGCTGGATTTAGACAGCGTTATGGAAAAGATGCTAAATCTGTAATGTATGCTACAGCAACAAAACAGGCAATGAAAGAAGATACAGTCGAAGAAGAAATCGATCCAAGTGTTCGTACCAAAGACACATTAAAAGGCCAAGAACCAACAGCACAAAAAGATGATGTTGGTCCTGGTTCTGATGCTAAATCCACAAAAGTAAAATTTCGTGGAGGTCCAATGAAAGAAGAAGTAAAAAAGTCTGACATTCCAGCTTTCATTCGCAAAGCTCGTGGTGACAAACCATTGACAGTTGCTGATGCAAAGGCTGGAAGTAAAGATTCTATTTCTTCAAAAGAAAATTTGGCCAAAGCTCGTGGTGTTACAGAAGGTAAACATCCTGAATCGGATACAGTTCCTTTTGTAACAAATGCTGAGCAACCTCCTTTTGATGGACCTTACAAAAAAATTGGTGGCACAGTAACAGATAAATCTGGTGCAAAGCATACACCAATGTCCCGTGCTAAAGATTTGGCTCGTCAAGCAATGAAACGTATCAAAACAGAGATGTTAGGTAAAGCACCAGGAAATAACGGTTAAGGTGAAATAATGGACGCAAAGAAATTAAAATTAATTGTTAGGGGTGAAAAGAAACCCACCTTTGGCACCGACCCAAATGAACCATGGTCTGCCCGTGTTGGTATTACCGAAAGTGAAAGGGGTGAGTTACACGCATACCTTAAATCTCGTGGTATTAATCCAGATTTTGTAAGTAAAGATACAAAAATATCTCATGCAAAATCTTCTGAGTTTCATAAATGGAGGCGTGACCATCAGTTTGATGATCCAATTAATTTTGTTTCAACTACTGTTGCCGACAAAATGAAAACACAACGAGCACAAGTAGAAGAAGTTGAGCAGATTGATGAGTTGGCGCCAGAAACTTTGGCATCCTATGTTCTCAAAACAACCAGTAAAGATCCAAAGCGTGCTGAACCTCGTAAGAAAGCAATGAGTAAGTTGGCCAAAGCCATGGCTAAACGGTCATTTTCTGAAGAAAAGAAACCAAAGATGACAGCGTTAGATAAGTTTCGTAAAGCCGCAGCTGAAAGAGAAAAGAAACATAGTCAATATGAAAAACCAACTGGTGACTTAAAAGGTGCTATTGACCGTTTAGAGAAACATTTAAACAAAGAAGAAGCTGGTATCAGTAAACAAAAAGAAACCTCATTTCATAAAAAGTTAGATACTCTTGTTCATAAGACTTTTGGTAAAAGAAAAGACGAATTGAAAATGAAAGAGGAAGTTGTTACTGAAAAAAATGATTCTCATACACACGCAGCACATTATGAAGATCCAAAAACAGGTGAATGGACAGGAATGAATTTGTTAGTTGCAAAAGACGATGATGATGCAATTCGTCAAGCAAATGAAAAATGTAAAGAAGGTTGCCGGTTGACAAAAGTAGAACGACACACTACTGTTAAAGAAGAATCGGAACAGATTGATGAACTTAAAAAGTCTACAGTTAAATCTTGGTTGAGCCAACAACCCGTTGTTCCACCAAAAAAACCTGGCATGGATCGTAAAGCACACAATCAAAGAATCAAAACTCGTTCTAAATCTTGGGATAGTGCTATTGACCGATTAACCGGTCACAAACCAACCAGTGAAGATGTATTTCAAGATACACAGGCTGCAACACAAACACCCTTTGATATGGGAACTCAGGCTGATGATAGAGAGCCAACATATTCCAAGAAAAAAGAAATGTCTAAATCAGCTCGCATGATTAAGTCATTATATAAGAAACATAGAATGGTCAAAGAAGATTTGTATGACCATGAAAAAGAAGATAAATCAGTAGCGTCATATGGTAAGAAACCAAAAGTTGAAAAACAAGAGGTTTATGGTGATGAAAATAGTCAAGCCGCTATGATTTTAAAGGGTGGAACAACATTAACAGGCCAACCAAGAGATACTTTAGAAATTGATCCTGTAATGAGAAAACCAGTAAAACCAGATAATCAAATCAGCAATAAAAAAACAGATAAATAAGCAACAATAACCCGAGGTTAAAAGGAGAAAAAGATGTCATCATTTTGGGGCAATACAGACCGTGCTAATAACGAACCACTCTTTCCAGAAATGAGAGAAGTTCGTGAAGTGGCCGTATTAATAACCGCCAATGCAACTGCACTTGGCACCAACGAAATTGTTTTTACAACCAGTCCAGCTGCAGCAGGTGTTGCTAATGGAATGTATGTTTATGCAACTGCAAATAACGGATTATCAAGATTCTTTGATACATCTATTATTGATGAAAACGATATTGCTTTTAAACGCAGTAATAATAGTGTCGCAATTGTAAGAACTGGTACCTTTATAAACAGCACTTCACAGTCAGCTGTTGTTAAGTTTGCAAACAACACGATTGCACCAATTGCCGCTGGCCAAACCATAGTGTTCGCTACAGCTGTTAATCACGGCACAAATACAGCTGCACGATTTGCTAACGACACCATTATGGTAACAGCTACTCGTTTAGCAAATTCTTTGATTGCTGGTGCAAACAATGGTATTCATCAAGGATGGAATCGTTTCACATATAAAGTGAACAATGATGGTACAAAACGTCAACTAAGAGAAACATTAGTTGTTCTTGCAGCTCCAACTGCATTGAACGTAAGTTCTGGCAATACAAGCACAAACTCCGTATTCCAAGGCGTTTAATGTTAGGTTTTAAACAGTTTGTTGTGGAAGATAGGGACTTCACAATCCCTGTCGCACACATTGAAAAAAGTGGTTCAAACTTGGCGGACAAAATAACTCGCCAAGAATTGAACCGCAACCTAGCTTTGGCTGTAAATGGCAACTACATGAATCCTTACTCCGCTTGGATTCGTTCTAGTAAAGTTTTGTCCTTGTTTGGTATCACTCTCCCCAAAGTGGTGTTTCATGACTTAGAAGTTGGTGAAGAAATTGTCCATATAGACCAATTCGGTGCTCGCTCGGGTGCCGAATTG